GACCGAACGGGATGTCGTAAATCATATAGCTCACCGACTCGCTTCCATCGAAAGGATCTACCTTTTGCAAGGTAGACGAGACTCGAATGCCAGAAAAGCGGCCTTCGCCCTCAATCACTCCGAAGAGGAAGTCCATCAGTTGATCATCTTGGGACAGCAGACTAACCAGATATTCACCGTGATTCAGGATCCTGCAATCTGAATCGCGTTGAGTCCTGGTCGGTAAGATGTGCCCACGGGTGATCAGCGTGGTGCGCAACAGGTCGACAGACGCTTCAGTTCTCATTGGTGTTCATCCTATCGTTTTGAAAAGGCTTGAAGAGAATTTCCCCCGGCGACTAAAGCAGCGATGTTCAACCACTGCAAGCCATCCGGTAAACTAAATCTTAATTCTGGCTGAATTGGACCAGAGTAAGACTGGCGGGAAATCGATTTGTAGCTCTGTAGCATGAGCGTGTTAAGACCCTCGTGGGTTAGGTATCTTCCTGGTAGATCGGCTTTCAGGACATCTACATCGAGCACAAAGTTCCGAGCATCTTCTGTCTCGGTTATGTGCACTTCTGATATCCAGTCTATGCCATTTACCAGGTTGGCGCAACCCTCGAGTACGTCGCCTACATTTGTAAAGTAGTCGACGAGAAAACTCCATGGCGCAAGTTCCCATGCTTGTGGAATAACATCTTCCCAGGTGGTAAAACCACTGAGTTGAGCTAATCTACTCGCATAGAGACCTACGTTACTGGTGTTTTGGATCTTGGTAGAGAAACGACCGTAGAGGATGCACATGCTTCGGTTAGTGACATAGCGGTTTATCCGGTAAACTGCCCGGGACCCTGCGTCAAAACCGACAGCATTAGCAGCCCCTTCGCTCGTCAAGACGGGTGACTCATCCTGGGCGAATGCTCGGAATTGTTCCCTATTAAGGGAATCCTTCTGACACACGCGCGCCACGGCGAGGGCTCCGTCCTCTAAGTCAGCAAGGAGAGGTCTCCAGCCGAACTGAGCTTCTAACCAAGTGTCTGCTAGCCCCTTAATAAGATCGCTTCCACGTGTCTTGCGTTTCGTGAGTTTCCTCACACGCTTGATATACGTGTCCACTTTCTGTCTTAAGGATTTCGCAGGCTTAACTACCATCATTATCGTTTTACGCAGCTCACCTACGACAACCAACCCCATAACTTGGCGTCGGCGTCGAGTGATCTTCGTATTTAGGATCCTGATGGCATTCGCACATGCTTTACTCATCGAGGATGATCCACTATGCGATGAGATCCCCAAGGGCATGTTGACGTTTAAGAAAACGCCTTCATGTCCATAAGTACTCACTTTATAGTAGTCAGGACTACTGGGACTAGCAGAACCCCGGAAATATACTTTGAACCGGAAGTCTCTAGACTCAGCATTCGAAACGTTCACGGACATCGAATTGGTAGCATTCAATCCAGCCTTTATCAGAAACCTGTATTTCGGGTTGTCGCCGCCAGTTCTGGTATAACCCAGAGCGACGACTTGCCCGTTAACAAATTGCTGAAGAGGTTGGTCTACCAACTGTTTCCAGACTCGGCCTCGAAATGAGACGTATCTGGTCTTAGTTTTGTTGCCCATATCGTTTCGTCCTAGGTGAGTCACGAGGCATTGCCCCGTGCAAGAGTATACGACTTACAGTCCG